TCATCGACGGGCACGACCAGGCCGGGGTGCGACCGCGCGACCGTGACATCGCCATGGTCTTCCAGAGCTATGCGCTCTACCCGAACATGACTGCCTTCGAGAACATGGCCTTCGCCCTGCGTAACGCCAAGGTCGAGAAGGCCGAGGTGGAGCAGCGCGTCACCGAGGCCGCCAAGATCCTCGAGCTCGAGGGCCTGCTCACCAAGAAGCCGGGCCAGATGTCCGGCGGCCAGCGCCAACGCGTTGCCATGGGGCGTGCGATCGTGCGCCAGCCCAAGGTCTTCTGCATGGACGAGCCGCTCTCCAACCTCGACGCCAAGCTGCGCGTCTCGACCCGCTCCCAGATCGCCCAGTTGCAGCGCCGGCTCGGGGTGACGACGGTCTATGTCACCCACGACCAGGTCGAGGCGATGACCATGGGCCATCGCGTGGCGGTCCTCAAGGACGGCAAGCTCCAGCAGAGCGACACCCCGGCCAAGCTCTATGACGAGCCGGTCAACACCTTCGTCGCCTCCTTCATCGGCAGCCCGGCCATCACGATGACCCGCTCGGCGGTCCGCGAGGGTGAGGTCACGATCCACGGCCTGCCCGTCAGTCTCGACCGTTCGACGCTGAGCGCCGCCCGTGGGGACGTGGTGGTCGGTTTCCGGCCGGAGGCGTGGCAGGTCGTCGGCGCAGGCGAGCCCGGGATCGACGTCGCCGTCGACCTGGTCGAGTCGCTCGGCTCGGAGGCCTTCGTCCACGGCGAGCCGGCGCGCTCCCACGACGACGCGACGGTGGCCATTGGCGCTGACCGGGTGACCTTCAAGGTCATCGGCAAGACCGACCTCGACGTCGGCGGCAATCTCCTCTCTATCCTATCCTCGCTTGGACGCGCAGGAAGCAGCAAAGCAGACGATCCTCCGGTGGCGTGAGGGCGGCCCCGCCCTGTTCGCGGCGGAGGCGCTAGGCGCGAAGCCTACAGAGCAGCAGTGGGACGCCAGTCGCAAGCTGGTGGCGACGCGGCGAGTCAGCATCAGGTCCGGTCACGGCACCGGGAAGTCGGCGTTCATGGCGTGGACCATCCTGTGGTTCATGTGCTGCTATCTGCCGTGCAAGGTGCCGGCGACAGCGCCGACAGCGCACCAGCTTGAGGATGTGCTTTGGGCTGAGCTTGCGATGTGGTTCCGCAAGATGCCGGCCGAGATGCGCAACGAGTTCGAGTGGTCGGCCGAGCGGTTCTGTATGAAGGCGGCCCCGAACGAGAGTTTTGCGGTGGCGCGGACCTCTCGGCCGGAGCGCCCGGAAGCCCTGCAGGGGTTTCACGCGGAACATTTGCTGTTCGTGATCGACGAGGCGTCGGGCATCCCCGAGCAGGTGTTCCAGGTCGCGGAAGGCGCGCTATCCACGGAAGGGTCGTTTGTAGTGATGGCGGCGAACCCGACGCGGATGGAAGGCTACTTCTTCGACTCGCACCACAAGATGCGGGATCGTTGGTCAGCCTTGCATTGGAACGGGGAAGAATCGCCGCTGGTGTCACGCGAGTACATCGCGGACATGGCGGCCAAGTATGGCGAGCACAGCGCCATCTACCGCATCCGGGTGCGGGGCGACTTTGCAGGGAACCCGGATGGCGTCATTCCGCTGGACATCATCGAGTCCGCAGTAAACCGCGACATCAAGCCCTATGGTCCGATTCGCTGGGGCTTGGATGTGGCGCGCTTCGGCGAGGACCGAACGGCCCTTGCGAAGCGCCAGGCGAACAAGCTCCTAAGTCCGGTCAAGTGGTGGACGGGCAAGGACACGATGCAGGTAGCGGGGTTGGTGAAGGTCGAATACGACGGCACGCCGGCACCGTTTAAGCCCGAGGCGATCTGTATTGATGTGATCGGGATCGGGGCTGGGGTTGTGGACCGTTGCAAAGAGCTTGGGCTGCCTGTGTTGGGAGTCAACGTGGCCGAGTCGCCGAGCGTCGAGGATCGCTACGAGCGGTTGCGAGACGAATTGTGGTTCAAGGCCCGCGAGTGGTTCCAGGGGCGTGATGTAACGATGGTCGAGGATGACTCCTTGGTAGCCGAGCTCACGCTGCCGACGTACCAAATCCGCAGTAGCGGAAAGATCAAGGTAGAGGGCAAGGACGAATTGAAAAAGCGTGGCGTAACGAGCCCTGATCTGGCCGACGCCTTCTGTTTGACGTTCGCACAGGGGCAATCATTGATGACGAAGTGGAAGCCGCTGCGCTACGACAACCGAGGCATCTACTGACATGGCATTGCAGATGAGCGAAGCCTCTTTGGTTGCGCTCATTGAGACGATGGAAGCGGACTGCTATGGCGAAAGCGACGGTGAGCTTTCGCGCGAGCGGTCCGAGGCGCTGGACCGCTATAACGGCGCGCTGTTGGGCAATGAGGTAGAGGGGCGCTCGGCCGCTATCTCTACGGACTTGCGCGATACGGTAGAGGCGGTGGTGCCGCAGTTGCTGCGCATCTTCCTGTCGGGTGATGACGTGGTGCGGTTCGACCCCCGCGGCCCCGAGGATGACGCGGCCGCCCAGCGTGAATCGGACTACTGCAATTTTGTGATGACGCAGCGCAATCCCGCGTTCCAGATTTTCTCGACCTGGTTCCGCGACGCTCTGCTGCAGAAAAATGGGTACGTTAAGGCGTGGTGGGAGACGCGCTCGGATGTGGTGGTGGAGCGCTACTACGACCTATCGGACGATGCCTTGGCGGTGCTCATGGCGGACCCGTGCGTGCAGGTGGCGGGGCATTCGGCCAAGCCCGATCCGTACCTAAACGTACCAGCTGCGCAGGCGATGCAGATGGGGCAACCGCCGGCCATGTTGCACGACGTGGAGGTGCGCCGGGTCCATCAGAAGGGCTACGTCCGTGTAGACAATGTGCCAGGCGAAGAATTGCTGGTGCATAGCTCGCACCGCGATGTCGGTCTTCAGGATTGCATTTTCGTGTCCCACCGGACGAGCAAGACGCTATCCGAAGTGCGGCAGATGGGGATCGACTGCCCGGACGATTGGGCGGGCGAGGACTACGATCCGCGGTCGTCGGAGGAAGTGCAGTCGCGGGATCGGTTCGAGGAAGTCGGGCAATCGTCGGAGTCGGTCGATCCGGCTACGCGGCGCGTGACGTACAAGGAAATCTACGCGCGCATTGACGAGGATGGCGACGGCATTGCCGAGCTACGGCGTATCTGCATGGTCAATCGCCATGTGGTGATAGACGAGGAGGCGGACCTTATCCCGTTCGCGGTTGTCACTCCGGTGATCCAACCGCATCGGCATATCGGGTATGGGTATTACGACTTCCTCAAGGAAATCGAGCTAGCGCATACGGCGCTGCTGCGCATTTTCTTCGACAACAACTACCTGAGCGTGAATGGGCGTTATGCCATTTCGGATCGGGTGAACGTCGATGACCTGTTGGTAAGTCGTCCCGGTGGGCTGGTGCGGGTGCAGGGGTCGGTTGGTGACGCGATCATGCCGCTTACGCATCCGTCTACCGGCGAATCGGCGCTGGCGGCCATGACGTACCTCGATCAGTGGAAGAAGCAGGCCACTGGCGTGGTGCTGGATGCGCAGGTGCTGTCGGCAGACGTGCTGAACAAGAGCACGGCGACGGGCATTAGCCAGGCCATCAGCGTGTGGCAGACACGTATCGAGGCGGTGGCGCGGTGCTTTGCTGAGACTGGCGTTAAGGACTTGTTCCGCATCATCCATGCGCTGACGCTGAAGCACGCCGACGCAGAGGAACGGGTGCGCATCGATCAGACGTGGCAGACCGTGGACCCGCGCGAGTGGGTGCGGCGGACTGACATGACGGTATCGGTTGGGCTGGGCACGGGAAGCCGTGAGATGAAGGTGCAATTCCTCAACCAAGCGCTAATGCAGCAGGGCCAGGCGTTGGCGTCTGGTCTGCCGATCGTGCAGCCGCAGAACATGTACGAGACGGCGAAAGAGCTGTGGAAGGAAATGGGCTACCGGGACACGTCACGGTTCCTGACTGACCCCGCCCAAGCGCCGCCGAAGGAGCCGCCGCCGCCTGATCCCGCGATTCAGGTGGCGCAGATCAGGGAGCAGGGGGCCAAGGAGCGGGAGCAGATGAAACTCGGCCAACAGGCGCAAGCAGAGGCCGCGAAGGCGGCGGCGCAGCGGGAGATTGAAGCGGCCCAAGCGCAGGCGGACATCGTGACCGAGCGCACGAAGGCGCTGATCAAACAGCAGTCGGACGAGCATCGGTTAGCGATGGAGATGCAGGCCAAGCAGTTCGAGGCGCGGCTGGAGCAGCAGACGGCGATTCTGTTGGAGCAGATCAGGGCGAGTGCGCATGTTCACGCGGCGGCGATGACCCATGAACGACCGCCAGCAAGCTGAGTCGGGCCAGCGGGTCCATACGTTTCTGACGAGCCCCGAGTGGGAGCAGGCGTGGGATACGTTCCGCGACGTGATCTTGGCGGCGATGCAAGATCCCAAGTTCTCGATCGAGGACGTGCAGCACCATCGACGGTTGCTGTGGGCGGCGACGCAGGCGAAGCAGAATCTTGAGGCGATGGTGAACGACGGCAAAGTTGCCGCGGCCACGATTGCCCTGCAGCACGAGGATGAGCGGCGAGCGCGGATCAGGCGCGTCGTCGGGTAGAGGGATTCCCGCCTAGAGCGGGTCACGGTTTGCCAACGTCGTGAGGACGTAGGGAACCACATACGCAGGAGGCCATATGGCCGAAGTAGCGACTACTCCGCAGGATGTCGCCCCGTCGCCCTCTCTGGACGACAAGATCGCAGCCAAGCTGGGATTCGAACCCGAAGCGAAGTCGGATGAGCCCTCGGATACGCCGGAAGCGGCAACCGTAGAGGGTGAAGACGGCGAGACGCTGGCACTCGAACCCGAACAAGAAGCCGAGCCGCAAGGCGATGAAGTAGAGCTGACCCATAACGGGCAACAGGTTCGCGTCTCGAAAGAGCAAGCGAAGAACCTGGCGCAGATGGGCTATGACTACAACGTCAAGATGCAGTCGGTCAATGCCGATAAGGCAAGCATTCAGCGTGCCGCCCAAGCGCTCCAAGCGCAGGCGCACGTACAAGCGCAGTTGCTGGACCATGCTGCGGTGGTCAGGTCATACGACATGCAACTGGCCCAGTATCAGGGCATCAACTGGGCGCAACTGGCGCAAGCGGACCCCATCGGGGCTTCGCAACTCAAGATTCAGTACGACGCTCTTGCCGAGCAGCGCAATGGCGCGTTTGCGCAGATGTCGCAAGCGTTCCAACAGCACCAGCATGCGGCTGGCCATGTGTCTGCCGAAGTGCGGGCACTGGAAACGCAAAAGCTGCAAGAGCGGGTGCCGCAATGGAAGGACCACGCGAGGTATGCGAAGGAAGCGCCGGAGATGCACTCCGCGCTGATCCAGCAATACGGTTACGCCCCCGAAGAACTGGCCGGATCGCCGGTTCTGGAAGATCACCGGGCCATTGCCATCCTGCGGGATGCGTGGCTCTACCGCAAAGCGGTTGCGGCGGGCAAGACCAAGAGCCTTGCGAAAGTGCCGGGTGTCGCACGACCTGGGGCCGCGCAGCGGTCTGGCATCGACACCACGGGAATCCTGCAGAAGCAACTCAAGCAGTCCACGGACGTCGGCAAGAAGAAAGCCGCGTTCGACGGCCTCTTGGCCAAAAAACTGTTTGGGTAACTAACGGCGTGATGCCGTAAGGGAAAGCGAACCATGGCAATCGTCACTGGCAGCACGATCACGTATGGCGTTGGCTCGGCCGGCGGCAATCGTGAAGACCTGGAAGATGTGATTTGGGAACTGGACCCGCTGGAGACGTTCTGTCAGTCCACGTTTGACCGTGTGGATGGGCAGGCGACGTACCACGAGTGGGAACTGGATTCCCTGGTGGCCCCGGCCACGAATCGTCAGATCGAAGGCGATTCGGAGTCGTACACCTCGATCACGTCCCCGTCCCGTGCCGGCAACTACATGCAGATTCTGTTCAAGCAGTTTCTGGTGTCGGGCACGCAGGAAGTGGTAGCGAAGGCTGGCCGCAAGTCGGAAATCATGCGGCAGACGAAGAAGCAGATGAAGGAACTGAAGAACGACTTTGAGTACGCGATTGTGCGTAATCAGGCGTCTTCGTCGGGCGGCTCGGCAACGGCCCGGTCGATGGGCTCGATCGAGTCGTGGATCCCGACGACGGACAACTCGGGCAACGGTGTGCGCGCGACGACTTCGGCGGCGGCCTCTACGGCGGCGTTTGGCGCGGGTGTGGTGTCGGCGCCGACCGATGGCACAACCACGGGCGCGCTGACGGAGGCGAAGTTCCGCGAGATGTTGCAGCTCGCGTGGATGGACGGTGGCAAGAATAACACCATCTTGGTGGAGCCGACGCAGAAGACGGCCATTTCGGCGTTCTCTGGCATCGCCACGAAGACCACGCAGATCCCGAACCAGAAGGTGC